AGGCAACAAATCTGATGGCATTGTTCCGCAGCATGGATTGTTCAAACTTGCTGAAAAAGAGATTGACCCACGCACGTATACTGTGTTCCCGGACTTTAAATATTTTATGTTTTTGCCATACCTGGGGGATATGTTAGTTTCTGGTACATCTGTCCAGACGGTTTCTGTCAGTGTATCGGCTTCATTTGCTTTGGCTACGGTGCTACCATCTTTACCAGTCGCAGTAGGCGTAAATGAAGATTCTTTTGTAGAGTTATTTGAAATCGTCATAGTCCAATTGCTTGACGTGCCGCAGCTCTCCAGTACTCGAACCTTTATACGCCCCCATTGAACACTATTCTGGTACACATATATTCCATATTCATTTTTGTTGGTCTTTATTGCGATATGATTTTCATCGAATTTGTAACGAGTTTCCCATAAAAGATCATGAATTTTTATACTTGAACTATTATCGCAACGTAGATGAAACAGAACAATGCCATGCCCTCTACCATAACCACGAACAATACTTAATCTTGCTACACGATCAGCATGACCGGTTAACGTGCCACTATAAATCTTGTACCAACCATCAGAATTAGCCTCGTCACTGCCGTAATAACCGACGTTTCCGATTTGGTCTATATCTCTGTGGGTGTGAGATAAAGGTGCAGCATATCTGCTATAATTTGCGCTATCCAACAGCACCCTTTCACCCTGCCATTTGTCCACACCCGTTTGTTTGTTCCAGCATAAGTCGCCGATAGATGTCAGTAATGATCTTAAATAAAAAACCATAGCTAGGGCCATCATTCCAGCCGTTTCGATGTCTAACAGACAGTATGTTGTGCCAAACGCTGTTTTGGTCGAGCCAAGATCCGATTAGCGACTTTCGTTTTGGCAATCCCGTTTCCAATGGCTCTTTTAGACCTATTGCAGCACCGGCTACGGCTGATGAATAGGTTCCTTGCATTGCTCGTTGCGTTCCGACTAATAAATCCACACCTTTCGTCGCTAGATCAATATTGCCGATCATTACACCGCCAGATTTAGGTAAATACAAATCTGGGGCAATCCCATCCAATTTTGTCAGTTGCGCATCCGTCAGCTTGTCCAGGGTTGCTTTATTGCTGTGGGTATGTCGCGCCAATGTGTTTGCGTTCAGATTGGTTTTATCTGTTGCAGACATCAGGCCGGCTTTTGACGTGGTGGCGTTGCTGTAGGTTGTGTCTTTTGCGCTGATGGTATTGCCACTGAGTGTGATATTTGCGCCGGCGGTTAGTTTGTCTTGCTTGCCGGATATGTCCGGTATCGTAGGCTTATTCGCCAGATCGGTATAACTTCCCGTAAACGCTACCGTTTTCAAATCCGCAAACCACTTGACAATCTTGCCAACGATCACAGACTGTTTTTCGCCCGTCTTGACATTCTCCCGTGCAGATGCCGCTGAAAATGCTACTGTAGTATTGCTTGCGTCTCCGGTCTTGTCCAGCTTGCCGCTGATGTCCTGATGATTTTGCAGTGCCGTGTCTGCCTTGTCCAGGCTGGCCTGCACACCGCTTACAAGGTCGCTCTTGGGGATGCCTGTAGTGGGCTTGGTGTATGTTCCGTAGCCGGCATCGTTTTCCAGTTCGGATAACTTATCCGGTACGGGAATGTTGACGCTCGCATCTTCTGCCGCATTTGCGGAAAACGTCCCCACGCTCTTGCCGTTGCGCTGCACAGACAGCACGCCATCTCCTACAGTTGGGATAGCGGATTTGTCGGCTTTTTGATTGACCAGCTCCGCCAGCCGTTTCAGAATCTTACTCTCTCCGTTATACTGTATCCGCATCTCAGGCCTCCGTAATGGTGTAGATCACCTTCATAGTCTGGGCTTCGGTCTTTTTCACTGGTGCAGAGAGATTGTTGATGGTGGCGAGATAGTTACAGGGAACGCAGAAGCGCTCATTATCGGAACCGGATGAATTAAACATCATAATATCGCTTCCGATCACAGGCACAAATCTTTGCTTAGAATAATATGCGTAGTTGGCAACACTTTGTATTGCACGCACCGTATTCGTTGCTGTATCGATAATTATAAAGGGCATGGAAGATAAACTTGTTCCGCTTTGATTGTTTGGGACATAAATTCTGCCTTCCAAAGTAAAAGCATTAGGCAAGGAATAAATTGCGTCTTTGATAACTGAAATTTCTGTAAAATCACTGTCGTCCGCCAGTCGGATTAGACACACTTTATCGCGGTTGACGTTTGCCACGTATACATAGCCGTCATATACATAGGCATTGCCAGGGTATAAGGTCTCATCGGATGGGTTGGTAAGATTGTATGTCCGTGTTGTCAGCGTATCCAGTGAAATCGCAATTACTCGAACTATGCCGCCGCTGGATATAGAATAGTTATTATTTGCGCCTCCAACCAGATAAAAGGTATTTGCTGTTTTGTCATAATTCCAGCTATAGTTGCCGCTACAAATATTGTCAATCGAAATTGTCTTTGCGGAGATAAGTGATCCGGTGGCATTGGCACTTTGTATAAGTGGTATGGTTCTCATATGGGCGCGCCGCTTTTTTATGGTTATTGCATTGACATAGGAATTGCTTGTACTTGGTGTAAATGTGATGACCTGATCATTGGTATAGTCCACAGCAATAGTACCAGTATCATCGCCGCGCATGTTTTTGCGATCTCCTGTGTATAGGAAAAATGATGCGCCCTGACCAGTTCCGCCGTAAGCCGGCGCGCCATAGCTGCTGTATCCGCCGAGGGCGCTGGTCAGACACACGCTGGCAATTGTTCCATTGCCTTTCGAGGTCACAAAGTCATACACGTATTTCACACTGCGCGCATTTGCGTCCACAACAGATTCGTCACTGTTAAAATCGCCGCGCAGTGTGTCTGCGGTGGAGTTTTTCATGCCGTATACGCCGCATGCGGTTAAGTTTGTACCGGCAGGCGCAAAATAAGTAGACGCATTTTCCGGAATCGCTTTGTCAAACAGCAAAATGCCGCCCAGTACCTTTTGATACGGCGGCTGGAATGTGCTGTCATACATGATAGACGCATCCTTCATATACCCTTCCTGCTTGAAGATTTCATTCAGGGCATTTGTCATCATGTTATGCTCCAGGATTTTTTGGGATCTGCCAGTATGTACATCCGTCAGAACAATCTCTGTTTTTCCTTTGATCATGTTGCTTCCTCCGTGATTTCACTCTGTACAGCGTCTGTGAATCCAGCCACAACAGTATCAGAACCTGTGACTGCAATCCGGACTGTATCGGTAATAGCCTGCCGCTGTACCTCTTTTTCTGCAATTTCTGCCTGATCAGTCAGTCCAGCCATACGAATGCTGTCAGCGCTTACTGCCATTTCAATGGTGTCGGATGCTGTAATCATGCCGTCCCACGCTTCTTCTCCGGCCAGGTACGCGCCTTCTACAACTGCATGAATGTGCATTGCCGGAATTGTCACTCTGCATCCGCTGGTGCTGATGCGCACCTGAAAATCCAGTGCTGATACAGAAGACACTGCGAAGTGCTGTGCCAGGTGTATGGTGCAGGTGCCGTCCTGCAACGTCCAGGACGGACGGAATGCACCAATCTCAGCGCCGCCAACATAGTAGGCAGCTGTGATTTTTCCGTCTGTACAGATGTATTCTGTGTCAGTGATGGTTTCATCCGTTTCCACTTGTAGTGTGATTTCCGCAAAGAACATCACGTCTGTTGCCTTGTACGAAACAATCCGCATGGCAATTGCTGCCGCTTCCTGACCGCTGCCAATAAATACAGACTCTGTGTTCTGGTACTCGCTGTACCTGATCTGGGCAGAGCTGGTGTCGGAGTCTGAACCGGAGCCGGAAGCAGAAGGGCTGTTCTTCTGCCCGGACGGTGCCTGAGACACATCGGTTTCCTTGTTGCCGCCGATTGCGGTGATGCTCTCTGCGTTCCGGTAGTTCCACACAAGTCCCCCGATGATCATCTGATTGCGCGTGCCGTTGTATTCGCACAAGATCATATCTCCCGGATCCATTGACGGATCACCCACAAAGGAAAAGCTGATGGGCAGATACTCTTTCGCATTCAGCTGATTCAGAACCAGCACCAGCTGATCCAGAATCTTCATAGCGCTTGTACTGCCTAGTGCACCGAGAATTTTGTTGTCCAGATTCATTTGATAGAAATCTGTAATGGAAACGCCGCTCTTTCCTTTTGCCGTGTACTGCGTCTGGGTCTTTCCGCCGTCATCCACATAGTTGATCTTTGCTGCAATGTCTCGCGGACGGTCCCAGTCCAGATTGATTTCATAGCTGAACCGGATATCTGCTGAAACTGTCCTGCTGTACGATGTCCGAAATGGACGCAGCCAGATTTTATTTGCTTCTGTTTTGTCTGCTTCCACATAGCAGCCCAGCAGTTCTGCAACGGATGATATGATCTCACGTGCCGTTCCCATACTGTTGGCTGCCAGTTTCATGGGAACAGTCCCATTCGGGAGCGCTTCGATTTCTGCCTTGGTATTGCCCAGTACAACCTCAATTGCTTCTGTCCCGGCAGCGAAATTGGCGTTATAATTCCCGAACAGCGCATATTGCAGCATCTCATAGGGCGAGATCAGCGATTTTACAGACCAGGTTACGCCTTCTCTGTCCAACACCACCAGACAGTCATACGCAGTGATTTTCCACAGCCCCCTGGTGTAGTCGCATTCCGTAATCCGGTACATGCCCACTGGTACTGCTTCCTCCGTGCCGTCTGCCAGTGTCAGATAATAGATCAGTCTGCAATACTTTCCAATGAGAAACAGTTCGCTGATCTTCGTGGTACGGGTATGAAACTGCATCTCAGAGGCGTATGCAGCGCCCCACTCAAAGTACCCGTTGTTAACGCACTGCCTGGAAACTGTCAGCGTACCGGATTCGATATCTGCATTTTCCAGCGTATACTTCGGAGTGCTGCTGCCTCTGTTGAAAATCTCAATCGTGACGCGGTCTGTTCGTTCGCTCTGATTGATTGCCTGAATATAGGCTTCTGATACCGGGTACAACCAACCACTCCCTTTTTAAAACTCTATCAGATTGAAGCTCAGGTCATACCGCGCACCGTCATTGTCCAGAAACGCCAGCTGGAGTGTTTTATCTCCGGCGTACATTTTAGCGGTCTTTGTACCGCCGTTATACTGTACGGTCATGGACGCCGCAGCAACCGCATCAAGTACGCGATCTGTTTCCGCCTGCGACAGCATCTTCCAGCTTACTGAAATCTTTGCAATGCCGCTGCGGACGCGATTACGCAGCAGGACGCCGGTTTCGGAACGTCCGGTGTCTGAACTGTCAATATCACTGTAGCTTACGCTGTATTCTGTAGGTGCCGGCAGTTCCACGCCGTCAACGGTCAATAAACTGCTCATGCCAGACCTCCGCTTCTGTAATTTCGTACTTGCTGCATTTTTACAAGCTGCTGTGACAGCAGTTCGTTCCCCAGCCAGATATTTGCCTGGAGCACAGTGTCTTCTTTTCGGGCAGCAGTATTGTTTTCTGTTCCCAGCTTCGCCAGGACAATTCGCAGTGCCTCAGCAACCGCTTCTGTGATCTTGCTCTCCGGTGCAACGATTTCACCTTCCCGTTTGTTATCACCGATCACTGCAAGCTGCGGCGTATTGGCCTTGACATAGCCGCCGTTTGCCAGGTATGGAATTTCCGGAATGTTGAATCCAAATGTTGTGCCGCCAATTTCCGGCACCCAGTCAGGGACATCAAAACTCAGAGAATTGATTTTTTCGATCAGAAAGTTCAGAATATCGATCATAACGTTTACCGGTGCTTTCAAAGCGGAAGCAATGTCGTCCCACAAACTGCTGAACCATTCCTTAATGCCGGAGAAAGCGTCCTTGATACCAGTTACTGCGGCATCAAACTTTTCCTTGAATACGTCTTTTGCATTGGAAAAGACGCTGGTGATCTTATCCCACACGGAACTAAAAAATGCCTTTGGGTCGGAAAAGATCTTCTTGACCGCATCCCAGGCTGCACCAAATGCGCCAGTAAAGAATTCTTTGACATTACTGAAAATGCTTGTGATCTTATCCCATACACCGGAGAAAATAGACTGGATGTTTTTCCCCATGCTTTCGAAGAAACAACCAATGGCAGAAACAATGCCGCTGATGAAGTCTACAAAATTTCCCAGTGCATTCTTGATCAAATCCACATACGAACCGAAAATTTCCTTGATGCCGCTCCACGCCTTTTCCCAGTCACCAGTGAACACACCAGTGAGGAAATCGATCAGGCCGCTGAACAAATCTGCCAGAAATCCGATCATGTCCGCAATCCATCCGAACGTTGATTTCAGCACTGTCCAGATGATGTCGACTGCGACTTTAATTTTCGGCATTGCAGCAGAAATCACCCACTCTACGATTGGCTCCAAAATGTTTTTCCAAAGCTGAGAAAGCACATTTGTCAGCTTTCCTGCAAACTCCATGACCTTTTCCGCCATAGGCGTGATGTGCTGTTCAAAAAGACTCTGAATGCCGCTTCCAATGTTAGATAGCATCGGAGAAATGTATTGCTGCCAGATGCCGCACAGGAACGTGATCAGGTTGTTGATGCCTGCCCATATGTTATCCATCGCCGGTTTCAGATATGTGTCATATACGCTTTCTGCCTTTGCACAAACGCTGTCCACAAAACCAGAAACCGCACCGGTGACTGTGGAGAGGAATCCCATGATGTCCTTTCCGATTTTTTTGAATCTTTCCTTGTTCTTTTTAATAACCTTTGTAAGGCCTGCCAAATTGTCTCTCAACAGTTTCAACGTCAGGTCAACATAAGTCGCAAGTGGCGTTACAACAATGTTAATGGCGTCTGCAATTACCTGTGCGGTTTCCGGCAGCTGCAAAATATAGTTGATGATGTCGGTTACATCATTCATGATATCTGTCAGGCTGCCGAAAATGTCACCTGTGGACTGGAATACGGATGCCAGCTTTCCCGTCAGGAAATCCTTCTTTTCATCCAGGAATTCTGCAATGCCGGTGACCAGTGCGTTACATAGACTCGCACCAATGCTGATAAAGTTCCCCACCAGAGAGCCAAAGAAAGTGGCGATCTGTTCCAGCATGTACTTTGCAGCACTGACAACGCTGCCATCTGTGAAAATGGAAAGCATTGCATCCCGGATTCGCATAAGTCCGTCTTTGATGTTGCCCAAATTATCAAACACGTTTCCTGCATCCAGCCGTGTGGTCAATCCCTTCTTGAAACTGCCGTACAGGTCATCCCACAGCTTTTTGATATGCTGCAGTGAATCCGCCAGAGCGTTTGTCTTGTCCTTGTCGGTGGAATTGTCGGTCGTGCTTGCTGGTGTCTGTCCTGCGGATGCGGCGCTGCCGGAATCCGTGCTGCCGGAATTACCACTGAGCCGGTTGATCTCGTCAAAGCCCATAAGGTCCCGCATTGCTTTTGCGGCGCTCTTGGCGCTGCTTTCTGTACCATCCAGGCTGTATGTCAAAGCATCTGTGCTGGCTGCCGCAGCGCCCATACCAGATGACGCGTCCGAAGATACGCCCATGATCGCTGCGGTGAATTCCTTGAACTTAGTCGCCGCCGCGCTGAGCCGTTCTACAATGATGTTCAGCCACTGCACGATTGGCGAGAATACATTGATCAAGCCTTGTCCCAGTTCCGCTTTCAGCGTATCAAATTGCAGTGCCAGTGTCCGGGTACTGTTTGCCCATCCGTCTGAGGTACGGGCGTAGTCGCCCTGCGAATTGGCAAGTTTCTCCTGTACAAACGCGTACCGGAGAGATACCTTTTCCGCTTCGGACATCTCCGCAGTTGTTTTGCCGAAGCCCTTGGACAAGGCGTATGCGTCAAGTGCGCTCTGCGTCATGACAACGCCCAAATCTTTCAGGGTTTCGGTTTCACCGGAAAAGACAGATTTCAGTTTGGTATATGCTTCATCCTGGGAAATGTTGTAGAAGGATGCCACATCCCCTGTCAGCCTGGTCAGAGCCTCTGACATGTCCAGCGCCTGTTTCTGGGTAAAGCCAAACGCCTCTGCCATTGAGCCGTATGTACCGGCGTACTTTTTTGCCATGGTTTCCGACAGCCCGAACTGCTTCGCTGCATCTTTTGCAAACTTGTCCACACTGTCAGACATCGTGCCAAATGTTACATCTACAACGTTCTGTACCTCTGCCAGATCAGAGCCAAGAGACATGCATTCCTTGCCGAACGCCACAATTTTGGATACGGCGAAAGCAGCGGCAATTGCACCGCCGACTTTTTTCGCCATAGAAGAAAACGCTGAACCAACCGAAGAGGCGGTTCCGGATGCAGAACTCTGTATATCCGCCGAAGAGGATTTTACCTTTTTCGCGATGCTCTGCACATCGTTTTTTACTTTTCCAGATGTTTCAGAACTGTGCGTTTTAACTTTCGAAGCGGTTGAAGCGCTGCTCCTGTCAATCTGTGACCACGCCTTTTTCATAGCGTCGCTCTGGCTCATGCCCTCAGATTTATAAACACCTGCGATAGATGCAACTTTGCTTCTGACAGAGGTTTCTGTATCGCTTAAAATCGACTTGATTTTTTCGCTGCTTTTTGCAACATCCGCCTGAATTTTTTCCGCTGCCGCAGAGACGTCTTCGCTTGCCTTGTCAGCAGCACCTTTCACCTTGTTTTCCGTAGATTCTGCCACGTTTTCTGCCAGTGTTTCAGCGTCAATTATGGTCTTTTTCAGCCCGGAGCTGTCTGCTTCCAGCTTGAATACAATTGCTTCTTTGTTTGTCTCCACGCTTTTTTCTCACCTCACTCCAACTTTGCCATTGTCCGAAACATAGCCGACAGATTCCGCATAGACCGTTCATAGGATTCCCGGTCAAAATGCCGCAGGGCATCTGCTGTCTGCCGTCTCCGCCAGTCTGCCCGGATGCGGTTTTGTTCCGGGGTAAAGGATTTCAGCAGCTTCGGGTCCTTCTCAGAGCGGATCCGCACCACATTCCCCAGGGGTGTGTCACCGTTCAGCCCTTGCAGCAGTGTCAGAAACTCTGACCAGGACATTTCTGTTTCCAGCCGCAGCCGGATGCCGTACTGCTGGGCAAACGATGCTTCGATCAGTTCATAGTCATAGATCAGATCATAAAACGGATCCTTATTTACTCGTGTGTTGAAATCGTTTCTCTGCTTCCTCGTAGGATGTACCGGATGCCAGAGACATTACCGCGATGAATACATTCTGATAGTTCTTGAAGTTCAGGTTCATGCTGTCCAGCTTCTCCGCACCTTCTTTGCCAATAAGAATTTCCAGAGCCTTGTCGATTGCGACAAATCCGGCAGCGCCGCTTTCCTCGGTGGATTCCATCGCCGCCATGGCTTTCATGACCGTATTTTTGGTGTCATCAATCCGGAACTCCTGTTCCCCGATCTTCAGCACCTTTTCTTCCTGCTGCAATTTGCTTGTAATATCCAGTACGGTTGCCATTGTTTTTTCCTCCTTATTTTCCTGTTGCAGTAGTTGTAGTAATGGTGGGCTTGCCGTTGCTCATGACTTCAAATTCCATCGGCTCTACGTTGGTAGAATCGCCGCCGCCTGCCGTCACGTTAATGACCGCATTTTCGATGGCGATGGTTGTGCCGTCCGGCATCACCCATTCGAAATATGCCTCAGAAGCCTGTCCTGTCTTATATGCCAGGCCGGCAACGAAGTCATTTCCGCTATCTCCGATATTGCGCTTGCCGCTCAAAGAAATCGTAATGCCGCAGCCGGTTTTCAGGCGGCGCACCCATCCTTCCTGTTCCATGGGTGTCCACTCTTCTACATTGCCGTCAATTGCAACGCTGAAAGACTCCATGTCTGCTACTGTTTTCGCAGAGTTCTTGTCAGCACCAATTTTAAACACGTTGTTGAAAACGGGATATACACCTGTTACTGCTCCCATGCTGTTTCCTCCTCATAGTAAATCACAAATTCAATCACATACTCGCAGATGCCGTTGTCATCCACACCCACGTCAATGGGTTCGTTCTGCTGCATCTGAAAATACACGGCACGGCAGCTGCCCACCTGTGCCGTTCCTGCCGCTGCGATCGCCTCATACAGGGCAATGGCAGCGTTCTGTGTCTGGCGTGTGCTGTGGTTCCAATGCACCAGCAGGGACACGCCGTGGGTGCGGGTTCTGGTGGGATCCCGTCCGCCGATGGCTGTTTCATTCTTTCGGCGTGACAGCTGATACACGCCGAAGGACTTTTCCTTTTTGCAGTCTAAGATGCCGCAGTAATAGTTGTCCGCCCTGACCGGCAGCGTTTGCAGCCACGCCATCACAGATTCACTGGTCATCATGTCGCTTCACCTCCTATTTGAGATTCTGCCGGAGCAGCTTTGCGAAAGCATCGGCGGCAAAATCTTTCTTGTCGCCATCGATCCACGGCTGAAACCACTTGCCACCGGCGTTTTTGTTTTCCGATGTCCGGAAGTTGTATTCGGGGTGATAGTACAGGCGGCGTGCCTGCGGCGCATCACTTACAATTGCTACCACACCTGTCCTGCTTTCTGCATCATACACAAAGGTGGAAGCATTTTGCAGTGTGCCGGTGTCCATCGGCATGACCTGCGCATCCACTACATCTGCCAGCACCGCCTGTGCGGTCTGTTCCAGAGCCGTTGCCACTGCCTGTTCCACCTGCCGTACTGCCCCGAAATTCCAGTTGACTTTGATCTTGCTCATAGCACATCAATCCTTGTGTAGTTCACCGTACCGTCCGGATTCCGGCACTTGCTGACGGCATAGATGCTCCGCTGTTCGCCGAATATCGTCACCGTACCGCCTGTGAGATTCCCCACTGCCGGCTGAATATCCCCGTCAATGTAAGCACTGCCGGATACTGTGACAGCGGTGTCCTTGCTGGTGTACTTTACCTGGGATTTGTCCTGCCAGTTGCACAGGAAGTCCCCGTCCAGAATGGTTTCCCGCTCTCCGAAGGAATTGATCTCTTCGGCTTCTATGGTCACGTGAACGGGCGTTTTCGCACAGCGTACCAGTTTAGGGTATCGCATCACGCCACCTCGTTTCGCTCCGGCAGCAAAGCCCTGTCTGGCAGAGATTCCGGTATACTGCCCGTGGCAGGCAGATGCCGCTGACAGTTTCCACTGCCGTGCTGCTGCCGCTGAGCGTCAGACTTGCCCCGTTGATAGAGTAGCCGGACACAATGCTTTCCAGCACATCCGCGTTCTCATGGGCAAACTCTGCCAGCTGACAGCAGCACTCCTGTATGATCTCCTGCTGGTATGCGGACAGGTTCTCCAGCCCTACGGCACGGATTCTGCCAAATGTCAGCGTATCCACGTCACGGGAAGCCTGCCGCAGCCGTGGCAGAATGTCCGGTTCCGGTATCGTTCCGCCATAGGTGCCGCTGTAGTATTCGTAATTCGCGTACATCACTTGCCGTCCTTTTCTGCCGTCTGTGCCTTCCGGAGCTTGGCTTTCAGGCTGGCATTTTCCGCTGCCAGACGGCGATAGTCCGCCTCCGGTACCGTAGCAGATGCCGGCACTTCTACAGTGCCGTCGTCCAGCAGCACGGTATAGCCTCTGTCCAGATAGGCAGCTTTCTCCGCCTCAGTAATGGTATAGACCTTGTTGTCCTTGCTTGCTTTCATCGGGTATCACCTCACTCATGGGCGGTATAGTTGATGGCACAGCCGGCTTTCAGCAGTGCGTCCAGTGCAAATGTACCGTTGAACCGGCGGTTCTGGTAGATGTAGTTGTCTGCCGTTCTGGAATCGTGTCCCGGCGTGAATACGTTGATGTAGCTGTACTTCACACGGGAAACCTGTGCCTCCGGGTCGATGAGAATGTAGTTGATCTGTCCGGCGGTTTCATCTGCTGTACAGCCGTTGGTGAAATTGAACTTGGTTTTCAGCCGTGCAGACGGCACAACAATGATCGTGCCGATGTCGTCAATGGAGTGGACACGGCGGTCGATCACGCCGGTGCCGTTGGGATACTGCCGCTGGAACGCCTGTTTCAGCAGCTTGTTGTATGCTGGTGTCACATACATTTCCATACGGTCCATAGGTACGCCGGCATCTTCCAGCAGCTGTACCTTGTTGTCGAAGTCCTCCAGCACGTTGTCTGCGGTCAGCGCAGTGGTTTCTACCGATGCACCCACGCGCTGCGCTTCGGTGAAGATCTTGCTGAATGTATAGCAGTCCAGTTCCGGAATTGCCTGTGTGGTTTCGAACCGCTTTTGAATGTTGGCAACGGAAACGGTCATGTTGGTTTCGTCCACGTCCATAGGATCAACGGCAAATTCAATGTCACGGTCATGATCCAGCACCTTGACTTCGTAATCGTTGTCATAGGATCCGGCGTTGAAACCGGCAGTGGTGCGGTTGTGATCCTGATAGCCGCTGACGGTCAGTTTCGGGAGTTTCAGCTGCTTGCCGTTTACGATCTGAATATCACTGTTGGACTGGAACAGCCCGTTGGATTTCAGCTCCACCGCATACATGTCAATGATGTGCTGACTGAAAATGTCAGCGTATTTCAGTTCTGCCATAGTTAGTTCCTGCCTTTCTTTCGGTTTGTGCCGAAGATGTTGGAGAGTATTTCATTCTGTGCGGCGGTGGGATCATTGCTGCCGCCGGAGCCGCCGATCTGCACAAAACCGTTGTTCTGCTGGGTGCTGCCTTTCAGTGCAGGCACATCGGACAGCACCTTTTCCAGCTCTTTCTTGATGTTCTCTTCGGAGATTACGCCCTTGCTGTCGGCGGCACTGGTCATATCTGCCATACGGAGCAGGTATGGCAAAGACTTGCGGTCTACGCCCAGGTCGGCGGCAATGTCGCTTGCCTTGCTGCGGATGTCATTTTCCAGCACCTGCGCTTTCAGCCGGGTGATCTCCTGCTGGGCGTTCTGGTAGTTGGTTTCCTTTTCCTTTGCCTGTGTGGCACGCTTGGTCTTGAAATCCTGCACAGCGGTCTGGAGTTCCTCACCGCTCATGCCCAGCTGCTTGAAATAGCCCTCCAGGATGGTGGATTCCCGCTGCTGGGTGCCCTTTTGAATCATGTCCTCGATCTTGCCGTAGTCAATAGACGGCGGCTGTGTACCGCCCTGCGGCGTGTTCTGGCTGCCTGTTTCGTCTGCCATTTGAATCAGTCCTTTCGTGATTTGGGTATAAAAATAGCACCTGATTGCTCAGATGCTGATTTTTCGATAAAAGAACGCCGTACCCACAGGCTTTTCTTGTTCTTGTTTTCCGTCCCTCCGCCAGTTTTTGCCCGTGGTCGGGGAGGTGGTTACAGTTCGATGTTTTCAATCGCTGCACGTGCTTCCAGACTGGCGATATAATCTGCCATCGCTCTGATCTGGAAATTATAGACACCTCTCGGACAGGTCGGCGTGAAATTCAGCTTTCCAGTGTCCCATTTGTCCAGCATTGCTTTCAGCTTCTGGTACCGGACAGCCACCTGTGCATACTCTGCCTTAAACCGTTCCTTATAGTCATCACTGCACATCAGTGATACTGTGTCTTTCAGTTCCGTTGCTCTGTATGTTGCCATGTCCTTTCTCCTTTCAGGCATGAAAAAAGCACCTCGTTTGAGATGCTTTTTATCGTATTCGGTTTTACTTCTCAAAATGTGTGGTATTTTGAGACAGCTTTAATCATTTTTGTGCTTTTCTGATTCAGTCTCTTCTTTTTGAGGAACAAAGCCCATCCCGTTATTACAGTAATCTCGATTGCTCTCATTGATGTTCGAAAATCTTTCATAAGGAATTCCATCAGGGAATGCTCTGCACTTCCAAGTATACGGAGAGCGTTCTCCACTTATGAAATTTTCACATCTGAGGCACTCATGCATTCCAATCATGTGATCCCCGCTTTCTTCAAATACTCAACCGCCATCACAATACAAGCATCTGTTGTTAATGGATTCATCCGATAAATTGCAATCGCATCTGCAAAAAATTCTTCTATTTTCGCATCGTTATCATTATATGATTTTGAATGTAAAAACGTTTTTTGAATTTCTTGTGCTTCTTCTGATTGCAGTAGCTTGTCGGGAATACGCATATGTGCTGATTCGTGTTCTGCTAAATAGCGAATTGATTTCCCTTGCTTTGGCAAAATGCCAATAGATGCCCAGCTTTTCAACGTGTCCAACAGTGCTTCTTTGCTATTGAAATATCGACTAGAAATATAAAAGCGATTTTCCATCGGTTTATATCCCGCAATGCAGCATGGGTCTCCATCGATCATTTCTACAGCGTGGATATTCGGTAACTTGAAACCGGTCTGCTCATGAATCCGAATCAATTGATCTGCAAAAGGCTTTAATACTTCCGCATTACAAATGCCATCGAGAGAAATATTTTTTTCTTCAAGTCCGAAAGAAGAAATCAGGCTGTTTTTCGCAACCTGTACTGATTCAACATCTTCTGAAATGGTATACTTTGAAAAGTCTGCCGGAGCTTGTGCAATCACTTGCTTTTTGGCTTTTCCCATTTTTATTATACCACCATCCACTCCAGAAGTCAACGATTTTCCGCCGATTTTCTCCGGCGAATACGTCTTTCCAATACCGCCGTTGTCCTTTGTTGCAGGCGGTGTCACTTCCACAGCGTGCCCCGAAGAAGCCCCCTCCGTGTGTACCTTTGCCTTAGCCGCTTTCGGCTTTGGTGTTGGCGGCACGGCGGCAGTCTTTCCTGCCGGCGGTGCAGGTGCATCGTACACTTTCAGCCGGCGGTAATCCATCCGCAGCACGTCCTTGTTTTCCTTAACCAGGCTGTTCAGCCGCTTTCGCCATGCCTGTTCCTGTGCGGCATACTTGGCGGCGTTCTCCGGGTCGATTGCACCCAGCTTCATCCGCTTATATTTCCGCACATTCCGTTCGCAGTACCGCTGCTGCTGTTCCAGATCGTACCGCCGGTTCGCTTCGTCAATTTCTTCCTGTGTCATTTCCCTGGGCGGCTCATTGATGCCCTCGAACCAGGTATGCACACCGTTCTTGCAGTTGGGATGCAGCGCGCCGCCTTCAATGGCGGTACTGAGCAGCGGATACTTCCCGTCTTTAGGCACTGGAATTGAACTGTACACATCATCGTAGTACACCTTGCCCTGCCACGGAATGCACTTGGGGCAAGCAGAACCGTGTGCGGATAATTTCACTGTACAGATGCCCCACGCATCACGCTTGGCGGCTTCTCCCTGGATGTTTGCCCGGAGGTTTGCCGTCCGCAATGCCATCTCCGCATAGCTGGCGATGTTCACACACCGCCCGTCTTTGTACCGGATATTCTGGATGCCCTGCGCCAGGAAGTCCTTCGTTGCTGCATCGACCGCCTGCCCAAGGGACTTTCCGCCCATGTTGAACTGCGCCGCAGAGCGAAAGATTGTCTTGCGGTAGATGTCATCCTGATACCGGAGAATGCTGCTGATTCCCTTATGCATTTCGCCCTGTGTGGCTTTCACAAGGGCGTTCAGCTTGCGTTCGTTGACGGTGAAAAAGCCTGTACTGATTTCCCCGGCAGGCGCAGAAGCGGCAAGATAGCCCTGCCGGATCGCTTTCAGAATGCGGATTTCCTCCTGCTGCTTTCCGGTTTCGTAAGACTTACGGATCATGTCATCAATCTGCTGGGGAATGGTGCTGGTATAGTCTCCGATGATCTTTCGGTTCTGGGCACGGTATCGGGCAATGCTGTTCAGCTTTTCCGCCTGCCACTGTGCCCAGTCGAACCCTTCATCATCTTCCTCATCCAGATGCCGCTGCAAGTTCCGCTTCATGGACTGGATCAGTTCTTCCTCCATCTTCTGGAGCGCTTCTGTGATATCATAGCTCATGCCGTATCACCTGGAATTTCATCGGATACCGCAGGTTCTTCCAGGCTGGTGATTCCCTGTTCTGCCCGGATGTGCTCTGCTTCTGCCGCTTTCCAGCTATCTGATTTGGTGCTGCCGTACAGTTCGTCCAGGCCGGCCTCAATGCTCATGATGCCGCCTTGCTTTGCCTTGGATACCGTCTCCACCTGTGATTCAAAGGACGGGTTCGCATATTCGCCGAACGTAACCGCAGCCTGTACTTCTTCTGTAGGCAGATTGTTTGCCGTCTGATATGCATAAAATACGTCTGTGAGCAGCTTCGGCAGCACTCGCTGCAAGGCACTCACAATGTCCTGCCGCGTGTACAAGGTGGTCTTTTCCTTCTCCCGCTGCGCTTCGGCATTGTCCAGCTTCTTCACATCAATGCCCAGCGTAGACGGGCTGACAATGCCTTGCAGGCACAGGTCCAGTGCGGTAATGTAGGTGGCAAGATAGCTGTCGTGGGGAATCTCCGGCTGCACGGTAACGATTTTGTTCTGGGCGGATTCCCCGGTGTCATTCCCGGTCATAATGAAACGGTTGTCAAACGGATTTGACCGCTGCAAGGTGCCGTTTTCGTCTCGCGGCACCAGCATCTCCGGAACGTAGGTCTTCGGCCTGCCGCTGCGAAGCGCATCCACCCACTGGCTCCACGCCTCATCCAGCGCATCGAAGTTATCCCGCTTGGCATCGAAGATGCTCTGCCCTCTGCCTTCATACCGGTTGGAATGGTAGAAGCTGAGATACTCCGCCAGCATGAAATCCCCGTCCCACCGGACAGGCTGCAAGTCAGCAGTCTGTGGAATGGCGTGGAGGTCACGGGGATTGCCGTATGCGTCAAAGAGTGCATACTTCACATAGCCCCTGCCGTAGTGTTCATGCAGCATGTAGTTTTTGCTGCCGTTTGTGTAGGGCGTGCGAAAGATAATCTCGCAGATTCTGCCAGACTGCCGCCTGATTTCTACCCGGTCTGCCCCGTAGAATTCCAGAATCGGATGCGGACTGACTGGTGCATTCAGGCTGATTTTAAACGCTCCGTTCCGCGATCGACCGCTTTACCAGCTCGCAGAAGTTGTTCTCCGTCTCCATCTGCTGCCAGAGCAGCTTCTGGGATTCGGACGGGAACTGTACATCCTGCAAGTCCGCAGCGATCAGACCGGAAAGCATATTCACCATGGTCTGGGGTAAGCCGGTGTGTATCTTCCGGATTTCCAGACCATGTGTGGGAACGCTGCCCCAGAAGGAACAGGATGTCTCGCCGATCTGCCGGTACGCCTGCGCCAGCTCCCAGCCGTCTCCGCGATACCAGATCCGGTTGACGGCGATATTGGTTTCAAAGCTGAGGGATTCTTCCACCGTGATTTCCCGGTGGGGTGCCGGGAACAGTTTCAGCAATCCCTGCAATTTTCCGGACAGAAACGAACGGAATCGGTCAAACATCTGAGATCACCTCCTGGATTTCTTTGTAGTTTCCAATGTACTGCTTGTACGGCAGCCACGCATACTGACAGCCATTGATGCTGTGATCATGTCCGTCCTCCGGCTGCCCCTTTTCGTCATAACTGTAGGTGTTCATCTCTGCAATGTAATCCTTGCAGGTGTCCACCACCAGAAAATCACCCGTTTTCATCCAGCTCTGCTGCAACTGGATTCGGGTGATGATCTTCGTCTTTTTCCACGCCCCTGCAAAGTCGTAGATGCAGGCAGTTTTGCGTTTGAACTTCTGTGCCTCTTGTATGGTCCCAGCATCTGCGGAATCGATGTAGATCGTTCTTGCAAAGCCGTACCGGCACTTCACCTGTTCCGCGAACCGGTTCAGCAGCGGTATCACATCAGACGGCGCAAATGGATTTGTCTTGTCCCGGTTGTTATGGGTTTCTTCCAGGAGCAGGATGCACTTCTTGTCCGCTGTAATACCCACTGCCTCAAAGGTCAGGCGGTCGTGAGACTGCCTGGAATAGGACGTATCACAGCCGATGGAGTAGTACAGAAAGCGGTGCTCTGCCGCCTGTGCTGCCGTGATGATGTGCCGCTGCTGCAAGTCAAAGACAAGCCCTGTGGCACGTCCACGCAGCCCCAGGATCTTGTTCTTGTACAGCTTGGTGCCTTTGGGAGCAGCGTACATTTTCCGCTGAATGTCTGCCTCCGTCAGACTGAGGTTGTCCCGGAATGAGAAGAACCAGTATCGCCAGCCTGGGACAGGTTCTTCTGTCAGCTCCTGAAGAATCTCCTCCGGCACATCGGCGGCATACTTGGCACAGGGACGGGAACGGTTCACGAACTCCTGATACACCGGCAAAGACGGATCGTCAGGGTTCAGTGTTGCCAGCAGGTAATCGTTTCGGGTGGAGATCTCCCGCACGAAGTCGATGTCGGCGGTGTTGATCTCGTCAATGTACACGCAGCCGAACTGGGAACCGAGGACGTTTTCCCACTTGTCCTTGTTGTCATAGCCCAGCACATAGATCAGCTTCCCCTCGAACTTGATGTGAGGCAGCTTGTTGTTCCGGTCGCCGTTGCCACAGTAGACTGCGTTCCGGTGCAGGTCGAGAATCCCGTTTTCCTGCTGAATGATGTTCTTCTCGGCGATGCCGGTAGTTTTGGCAGCGATAATATGCAGCCGTTTCGGACTGGCAGAAACCATGTACATGAACTTCACACCGGCACCGACGGTGGTCTTTCCGGAGGCGGTCGTCCCTTCCAGGAATTCTGCGGTAACGCCTTGGGTAGAGCGGATAAAATCCTTGTATTTCCGTGACAGGGGAAATTTATGTGCTGTCAAGGTTATCACCGCCCAGCTGGGAGAGAATGTCGGAGAGTTTTTCGGAGGGCTTGACTTCCACACCCGCTTCCTGCTTGGTGGTGTACCCGTATTTCGACATCCACAGCCCTGCAAGCTGTGTCGGAATCGCCCCCACTTCAAATTTTTCCCGTGCGTCCGTTTCGCATTCCTCACGCATACGCGTAACGATGTCAGTAAACCGCTTGCTCTCTCCGTAGTTTTCATAAAACGACTGTCGGGAGATGCCGACGTATACGCAGAACCCCTCAATGGTGTAAGTCACGCTGTGCTTTAGCTCCGCCGAAACAAACTCGCCGGTTTTGGAGTTGAACGCATGAGTCAGCACAGGCTTGCTGTCGCAGTACGCTTTGTAAGTTTCCCATGCACTGTGCAATTCGTCCGGCGTTTTGAATTTTCTTGGTCGTCCCACGCGATCACGCTCCTTTCAATGGCATACAAAAAACGCCGCAAGGAAATCCTCACGACGTTTTGCTTTTTTCGTCAGTATAAGTATAGCATGGAATGCGGATTACTGCAAGTGAGATTCGGTGAGATTGTGTGAGGTTTTTTCCAGCATGGCAAGCCCCTCATGAAAAATCTTTCTCGTCACACCATAGTCCCGATGCACCACCAAACGGGAAATCTGTTTCAGACTGTTTCCCGTCAGCAGATGTGATTTCAGTATGATTCGCATTTCTACTTCCTTTGCACCGCCGCCGGAAATAGCACGGTTGATCTCCTGCAAAATCCCCAGTTTCAGCTGATCTCGTTCCTGTTCCAGCTGCTCGATCTCCTCGTCGATCTCTGCGGCACGCAGCAGCTTCTGTTCCGTGCGGTTTTCGGCAGAACCGTGTGCAGCTCCGATGCTGTCGAACTGCACCGACTTTACAGACGTGCAGATTTCTTTGTCGATCTGGAGATCTCTTATCAGCTTGGGGATATCACGATAGCGTGTGATCTTTTCTTCGATGGTCATTGCATCTCCTCCAATTTCGGCAACCCTGCCTTCTGACGCAGCTCATTGCACACTGCACGGAGATCCACGGTGTGCAGAGACAAGGCCGCGTAGTACGGTGTCAGGAGTTCCCGTTCTATGTCTCTGATCTGTCCCAGGAACTTACCTTTGCGCGTTCTGGCGTACTGATCCAGCGCCTGACGATACCGCTCCATTTGCTTTTGCAGGATGATCACTGCCAGGCGCATGCAGGCTTCATCGTTTTTGCAAATCTGTTCCGGCACCTTGCTGTCCTTCTGAAACTCCGGACAGTAGTCTACACAGTAGGCCGTAATCATACCGCCGTCATTTGCGTGGGGTGTAGTGTGCTTTTCTGCCACCCAGCCGGGAACAGGCACGAGATCTCTGGACCAGCTGCATCCGCTTGTCGCAGTGGGCACGGCGTTCCGGCATTTCCAGCAGAGGGTGGGGCGTTTGACGGTCTTCTTTGGCATTTTTATCACCTGTTCTTTTTCCTTTCTTACGCTCGGTTAACGCACGTTTTACGCTCGCGTGCGTTGGGTTTATGTTCGGCGAGTGTTAAAACGTCACTGTCGCATTCAGGACTGCCGCCGCCATCCAATAGACAGCTCGCCTGTAGTCCTTATGCCACAGACACACTGCCGCTGCACCAACATCCAGCAGGATCATGGCGATCGGCAGTATCTGCGCGGTGCTGATCTTGGTCATTACTTACTCCTTTCCCTCACATCCACCTGCACGTCCAGCTGATCTACGTCAATGCCGTATGTTTTCCGCAGGTATGCGATTGCGTCATATGCGGTCACGTCATGCCCGAAGATCTGCGGCAGATGCAGCAAGTCGTCCACAACGCTGTACACACGTTCCAGGCGCACCTTGCGCCAGCCGAACGCCTTTTCCAGCGCCACGAGTGCCACTGCTATGCCCTGCTTCGCTCCGTCACGCAGCGCCTGTTCCTGCATCTCGATGTAAGAGGACTCCGAGATGCGGACGGCGTAACGGTCTTTTCTGGTGTTCATCTGCACACCACTCCGCAAACCAGGAATCCTGCCACAAAACAGATCAGCCCGATTGCGGCGTAGGCTATGCTAGTTGGTTTCATGTTCCTCTGCCTCCTCAATCTCCACAAACACCCCCGGCACATCTGACCAGTATTTCTCCACTACCGCACTGTAGATCTGCTTGTCATCGTTCCAGTAGTGCAGCCGGGTCATGATGTCGAACAGTGCCTTGCACAGGTTGTCCACGTCCGGCTTGTTGGTGTAGGGTTCACCTTCCTGGTGCTTTGCTGTGCTAGGATAGCACCACTTCACCACCACACGGACTGCACCGCTGTACGGCTGCTCCGGAATGTGCTTCATGAGATGGGCAGTCAGCTTCGCCTCTGCCTCACCGTTCCCACGCTGGTAGAACCGGTGCCTTCCCTGTCTGTCGATGGTGTGTCCCACCTGCTGGTGCGTACTGGTAGGCGGTATCATTGGCATGAAAAATTTTGTCATGTTCGTACCTCCATTTCTGGTTTTTTCGGGTTCGCTTTTGTCAATGTCAGACGACAAGTGCTACAAGAGTGCCGTGCATTCGCACTCTTGTTACTTGTTGTCATTGACTGTCACACAGGGACAGGGACAAGTATATATTTATATATACACTGTTGTCCCTCATTTTGTCCCACCATTATTTTCCACTTCTGACAGTTGAATGCTGTTGTCCGCAATGGTCAGTTCTCCGCAGTCCTTGACACGGCGGCGGACGGTTTTTTCACTAATGCCCAGATACTCCGCCATGTCTTTCACTGTCACCGCCCCGTCCATATTGCAGGCGTGAAACGCATTGAGCAGTGCCGCCTTCTTGTCGGCTTTCTGTGCCGCATAAGTTTCCTTGGTTTTCTCTCCGCGTTTCTTGTTCCCCCGCTGAAACGGCGGCATCTCGCTCTCTGCCTGCAGGTCTTTCAGCACGCCCACAGTGTCCTCCACATGGACAGGATACCGGAACCACAGGTTCTTCGGATCGAACTTCGGGAACTCCCGGAGCGTGCCGTCCAGCCTCCATGCGGTTCGCTGCCGCACCGTCCGCTTGACCGCCTCGATCTCACCGAGGAAGCTCTCGTACACCGCCGGCGGCAGATTGTCCCGGCACAGTTTCAGGGATTCCACATGACTGAGCAGCTCATCCGGTGAAGCATCTGCCAGCACTGCCGGAGCATGCTGCCGCAGCTTCTCAATGCAAGCTTCACAGATGGCAGTGTTGGTCTCCTGTTTGAGAATCTCATCCGTCAGTTCCAGCTCTGTCATATCAATGAGTGCATCCGGATCACGGGCAAACACACCGCTGCCAGAGGCACGGTCCATGCTCCGCTTGCCGCCCTGTGCCCCCTTGCTGTGATGGTGGCAGTAGATCACTGCACAGCCCAGCTGGGTGCACACCTTGTCGAACTGGTTGCAGAAATGTGCCATTTGGTCGGCACTGTTCTCGTCGCCAGTGATGACCTTGTAAATGGGGTCGATGATGACGGCGATGTACTGCTTTTTCTTGGCTCGCCGGATAAGCTTCGGAGCAAGCCTGTCCATAGGTTCCGTCACACCACGGAGATTCCAGATGTCAATGCTCCGGAGATTCGCCGCCGGCAGCTCCATTGCCTGATACACGTCCCGGAACCGGTGCAGGCAGCTCGCCCGATCCAGTTCCAGATTGACGTACAGCACACGCCCCTTGGCACACTGCCAGCCCAGCCACCGCCGCCCCTCGGCAATGGCAATGGACATCTCAATGAGAGCATAGGACTTTCCGGCTTTGGACGGTCCGGCAATGAGCATTTTATGTCCCTGCCGCAGCACGCCCTCGATGAGCGGCGGCGACAGCTCCGGCATATGCTCCCACGCCTCCGCCATGCTCTCGAACTCCGGCAGATCGTCGGTGACGCTGTCGATGTAGTCTTTCCATTCCGCCCACGAACTCAGCCCGATGTTGGTCGCCACCAGAAACTGCTTTTTGCCGTTCCGCAGGATACCTGGCATACGGGAGAGCCGGGACGGGTTCCGGTTCTGGCGGTCTACCTTCAAGCCGTTCTTGTCGCAGACTTCGTAGAGGAAATCCACCCGTTTCCGGTATTCTTCGTAGTTGGGAGCGTCCACACGCACAATGGCGTGGAGGCTCTTGCCGCCGGAGTACACCAGACACGCAATGGGCAGCTGCATTTCGTGGAGAATGCCGTTCTGACGATCCACGTCCACCACGTCTGACTCCACCAGTGCATAGCGGTATTCCGTGACGTTCTCGTTTTTGCCGCCCTTGCCGTCCAGGGGATTAAACCGAATCCATGCTCCGGCTTCTTCGGCATAGTCTCCAACCACTGCCCCGATGTCACCGCCGCACTTGCCCAGAGCCTCCAGCAGCTGCCCGGCGGTACGGTCGCAGCAGCCCGATGTGGGCAGATACTTGTTGTCCTTGTTCTTCCATGTCTCCGTCACATAGCCCACGAAATCATCTGCTTCGAACAGCGTTTCGATGTATCGGGAAAGCTCCTGTGCCGGGTTCCACGTCTGCGGCTCCGGAATGGGAATGTCCTGTGCCTCTTTCCGGCTGGTGACCACATAGTCCTCCCCGATGTAATCATCCCAGCTGAGCGCTCTGGATTCTTTCGGGGCACTCTGGGGACGATAGCCGTTTTCCAGTGCCATGTGTACAATTGTTCCGGCAGTGACCGGGTGCTCTGAGCCGGCGAAAGACCGCCATTTCTTTTCGCACTCGCCGCTGTGATACCGGGCTGTGTCACGCTGTGACCAGCTGTCCCAGAGGGAGCAGTCATAGCCGGAATCTTTCAATGCCATGCCCACCCCGCACCACTCCTGATAGGTCAGGGCTGCCGGGTCGATATAGTCCAGCAGTTCGTCTAAGTTGTCGTCTTTGTAATCCATTTATCCATGCACCTCCGGCATATACTCCGCCGCTGTGATCGACCGCGGCACACGCCAGCCGTTTGCGGCAATGCGGTTGATGAGATTCTTTGCAGCATCGAATGACCAGCCGCCCACGTGCAGAAAGCCGTACTTTTCCAGACAGCGTATCTGCTTCGGGGTAGCCAGTCCGCTCTGCTGCCGCTGCGCCACTGTGCGGAGGATCTGCTCCGCCTTTCCGGCGCTCTCCACGGCATCCGGGTTGATGCCCCGTTTTTCCAGATCTTTCTTCTGCTTGTCTGTCGGCGGACTGGATTCCCACCCGAACGCCGGCACATAGCCGGTCAGATCTTGGGACTGAATCGACATCTCATACTGCAAGGGGTCTACCAGCCTGGACTTCCGCTTTTTCATGGATTCCAGCTGCTCCGCCAGCTTGGACTCTCGGTCTGCCACTACGTCCTCAGACGCTTTGTTTTCGGCTTCCTCGATGTCCACCGGCACGCCGGGCTGCTGTTCCAGCTGCTGTGTCATTTTCTGCTGCACTTCCTCGTCCTCGCAGATGAGGCACGCCGGACGGCACAGCTCGTGCTTTTCCGTGTTCCACAGGAAATCCAGCAGCAGAAGGTGGTCTTTTCCCTCTGCCAGCCGTGTGCCCCGCCCCACCATCTGGCAGTACAGGGCACGGACTTTCGTCGAACGTAGCACCACCACGCAGTCCACCTCCGGGCAGTCCCAGCCCTCGGTGAGTAGCATACTGTTGCACAGCACGTTGTATTTGCCGTCAGCGAAATCCTGCAAGACCTGTTCCCGGTCGTCGGATTCGCCGTTGACCTCTGCCGCCCGGAATCCGTGCCGGCAGAGCATATCCCGGAACTTCTGGGAGGTTTTGACCAACGGCAAGAACACTACTGTCTTTCGGTCGGCACAGTGCTTTGCCATTTCGGCGGCAATCTGTTCCAGATAGGGGTCTAACGCCGTGGCAATATCCCCCGGCTTGTAGTCTCCGGCAGCCGTCCCCACATGGGTAAAATCAATCTGCACCGGCACAGTCAATGCCCGGATCGGCGTTAGGTATCCCTCGTGAATGGCTTGCGGCAATGTGTATTCATACGCCAGACTGTCGAACACCTTGCCCAGATTCTGCTTGTCGCCCCGGTCGGGCGTTGCCGTCACGCCCAGCACATGGGCATCGGCAAAGTGATCCAGTATCACCTGATAGCTGCCGGATATGGCGTGGTGTGCTTCGTCGATGATAATGGTCCGGAAGTAGTCCGGCGGAAACTGGGCAAGGCGTTTCTGCCGCATGAGGGTCTGAACGCTGCCCACAGTGACACGATACCACTCCCCCAGACAGGTCTGCTCTGCTTTTTCTACGGCACATTTCAGACCGCTGGTGCGTTCCAGCTTGTCTGCTGCCTGCTGGAGCAGTTCGCCCCGGTGTGCCAGAATCAGCACCCGGCTGCCGCTGCGGACTTCATCCTCAGTGATCTTGGCAAAGACGATGGTCTTGCCGCACCCGGTGGGCAGCACCAGCAGCGTCCGGTTTCTGCCCTCGTCCCACTCCCGGTGCACGGCTTCTCTCGCCGCCTGCTGATAGGGTCGCATTTGCATTTTGCATCACTCCTTAAAACTGTCCCCTGTTCCAGCCGCCCTGTGCGCCGTTCTGGGGCGCTTGCCATGGCTGTGTATTGTTTTGCGTGTAAGACGGCTGGAACGTTGTGCAGGGCTGCTGTGAGGCATTCTGGGCGGTCTGGGGCTGATCGTAGGACGGATACAGCTTGTCGATCTGGTTCGCCTCTCCTTTGCCGCCGTCCTTTTTGTCATAGGTGCGGATCTTCACATGGCACACGCCGGACTTGCCGCACACCTGCGACCAGTTCATCTGTGCCGCCTGCCCTTTCTGTTTCATGCCGATGCTGGCGAAAAACTCGGACAGTTTCCATTCCATTTTCGTATGCAGGAACAGGTTCTCCTGCAAGAGGACGCTGCTGCCGTCTGGGCTGAACACCCGGAAGTGGACGATCGCCTTGTTGCAGGGCGGAATGTTCGCCGAACCGGCGTGTCTGGCACGGTCGAACTTCTCCACGATAAAGCGGTAGTCGCCCTCCGGCAGCAGAATAAAGCTGCTCTCCTGCTGGATTTCATCGTCCCAGCCCAGTTCGTGTCCCTGGGGATTTGCGGTTGTGTTGTTGTATTCGTTCATGTTTGACCTGCCTTTCTGATGTTGTGTTTTTTGCGGTTATTTCCGGTTCTGCTGAATCATTTCCAGGATATTCTGCCACCACGGAATGCACCAGCCCTCCACGAAGTCCTGCGGATAGTTCTGCACGGGCATATCTGCCGGGAAGTAGCCCTTGCTGCCTACCACTGCCTGTAATTCTGACGGCTGTACCTGTGCGGCTGCCATGAGCTGTGCCAGCTGGGGCGCGATGCCGTCCAGAATGTGCTGGGTCTGCACTTCAATGGGGGTCTGCTGCGGTTCAGGAAACTGGTCGCCGGAAGAGATCAGCAGCTCTGATTCTGCCAGATCCTTTTCTGTAGGCAGCCCGGCAGCCTGCGCCTTTTCCACAAGCTGCTGTGCTTTCGGAACAGGTGCGATAGCTGGCGCAGGCGCAGCGAAGATGGACGCAATGGACGCATATTCCAGGGGCAGCATCTCCGGCAGCCCGAACCGGTTTTTTGCATCCCACCACGCCGTTTTCGTGGTGTACATCACACGGTTGCAGGCAGTCGCCTTGTGCTTTTTGCCCTTGTCGTCGGTGGCGATGACGTGTGTCTGAAACGCCAGAAACAGGGTGATGTCTGACCACTCTTTCAGCAGCGGTGCGATCTTGTTGGTGGTCTTGTTCCCCAGTTTCAGTTCCCAGTGGTCAAAATCCGAATTGATCTCCGGCAGGGACGTTTTTCGGGTGATGGCATGACAGAGCAGTGCCACGTTGATTCCTGCCTGAATGAGCCGTTCCGTTTTATCCAGAAACCGCCCGATCTCCTCCGCTTCGTATTCCCAGCCCTTGCCGTAGTCAAACCCCTCGATGCCGTTGACCTGGTGCTTGCTGCACAGCTGGGCAATGGCAAGGCGTTCTGCCCAGTCGAAGGTGTCGATGCACAGGGTCTGATACTGCCGCCCGGCGTGGGATTCCAGCACGAAGTCCACTTCCTGCTGGAGCATCTCCCAGCTGGTGGGCTTGGGCAGCCGCCGGACGTTCATTTTTGAGGTGCTGCCCTCGCAGTCCAGGAACACCGCTCCCGGCAGCTGTGCCGCCAGAGAGGTCTTTCCTACGCCCTCCTGTCCGTAGATGACCAGTTTCACGCCGGCACCGGTCTGAATGCCGTTTGTTTCTTCAAAATTCATGTTGCTTTTTCCTCGCTTTCGTCCACCATTCTTCAAATTCTTTGAGTTCTTTTTCGGATGGTTCATCATTTTCTAAGCCGTATATACATCCGCTTTCAAGGGTACAGTCGCACAAGTCGTCACGTGTTTTTACCCAATCCGAATATCTGACCCAGCCATACTGACACCCTTGACAATACTTCATAACAGGATCTATGCAACGAGTTGGTTTATCCATTTGTGCCGCCTCTATTATTAAAATTTACCTGCTGTCCATGTAGGTGCAGCAGAAAACGGCTGATGTTCTTGATTGTTTACAGACTGGTTGCTTACAGAATAGCCATCCTCAATGATGACGCTGCACTCATCTCCTGTAGACACACGGGTGGCGATCGCCTGCAAACCTTCCTGTTCCAGCCACTGTCCGAACTCCTGCAGGGTGACGCTGTCCATCTGTTCCAGCTTGTCCAGCAACACAAATCCGCAGTCCGGATTCAGCTTTCGCACAATGGCAGCCGCCACTCGCAGCTGCTCTGAGCCGCTCATGCTGTCCCACTGCTTGCCGTGGTACTGTAGTGTTCCGTTTTCCACCGTCAGCCCTTCCAGCGGCAGATCGGCGGCGTGCAGCAAGTCCTGTTTCTCCTGCCGCAGTGCGTGGATCTGCTCCGTCAGTGCTTCGTAGTCCTGCCGGTAGGTCTTGGCTTCTTCCTCGGCGTGTTCCTTGTTCAGATTGTCCCGGATCTTCATGTTGATGGCGTCGATTTCCGCAATGCTCTTTTCCAGTTCGGCAGTGGATTCGTCCTGCAAATCCTGCGCGGTCATCTGGGCAGTCATGGCGTTCTGCTCTGCCAGTTCCAGACGCTTTTTGGCAGCGTCATAGGCAGCCTGTGCGGCAGTGAGTTCCTGTGCATACCGGGCAGCGTTTTCCCGTTTCCGCTGGTTCTCGCCGTTGCGTGCCAGAATCTCCTGCTGCCGTGCGATCAGCTCCGATGCGGAAACCGGCGTGTTCGGCACGTTTTCCCAGCACTGCAGCTCTGAGGCGTACTTCTGCTTCTGGTCGGCAATTCTGCCAATGGCAGTACGCTGGTTGTACAGCCGGCTTTCCTCGGATTCAATCTGTGCCAGCTGCTCACCCACGCCGATGATTTGCAGCAAGATCGCTGCTTTTTCCTTGTCCGATGCGTTCATGAACTTGGGTAGATCCAGTGCCAGCGCAGACAGGAACGAGTTCAGCAGCTGCTGGCCTGCCTTGTTGCCGTTGGGATCGATGACTTTCAGGCTGCTGTTCTTGCCCTTCCGCTCCACGATCAGACCGTTGGACAATTCTACATGGAGAATGGGATCGGTGTATGCCCCGTCCCTTGCCGCAGCGGTGGGCTTGTATTTGTCGCCGCCCAGTGCCCATGCAATGGCATCCAGCACAGAGGTTTTCCCCTGATTGTTGTTGCCGCCGATGATGGTCAGACCATTGGCGGACGGTTCCAGCTTTACCGCCTTGATCCGCTTGACGTTTTCGATTTCCAGACTGTTGATCTTCACGCTCATGCTTCTCCCTCCTCATACAGTTCGATGTGGTCGTAGGCGAACTGAACCATATCCCCCAGCACCTGTGTCTTGGTGCGTCCGGTTTCCAGTGCGATCTCCTCCACCAGTGCAATGTGCTCCATCCGCAGGTTCACGCTGCTGAACAGACGCCGTTCGCCATTCTTCCTGCCGGCAGGCTCTTTTTTCTGCATTCTCAGTTTATCCATGATGTTCCTCCTCTGCCGGCTGTTCCGGCTTGTCCGGCGGCAGCAGCAGGCCGATGTGATCGGCACAGTGCAGCCGGTTGTCTAGTCCTAAGTACAAGGGTACGCTCCTGATGCCGCAGTTGACGCAGCGCTCTTTCTCGTTCTGCTCATCCACGGCCGCACACCTCCTCGGCAGTTGCTTTTTCCTTGTCAGCTATGACTGCTTTGTCGAAGTCAGCGATCGGCCGCCGCAGAATGTCCCGCATCGTCACCTTGTCCAGCGTGTCGTCGTGCCGGATACTCTCGATCGCTGTCGCGTAAACGTATGCGTCTGGGTGGCAGGTTACAGTTTTCTTGGTTTCCATTTGACAAATTCCTCCGTTCGTGGTATGATAGTTGTGGTTATTTTTTACCCATGCCCCCGTTACCGGTTGCCGCCGGTGCAGGGGCTTTTTCTGTTCGGCCGCAGAGCCAGTCCAGAGATACGCCGTAAAAATCGGCAAGAATATCCACCGTGAACAAGCGCGGAGAAGAATCCGATTTGTTTTCCAGGCGCCAGACTGCGGCGAAACAGATGCCCGTCCGCCGGGAAAGCTCTGCATAGGACAGACCTGCCGCGGCACGCAGCTGGCGCAGATTCCGGGACATGATTTCAGGATTGTACATGACGCTCCCCCTTTCTGCCGGACAGCCGCTTCCGGATCAGCGACATGCACTCCTGCCGATACGGTTCTGCCGGTGCGCGTAGGATGGTGCGCCCCAGTGCACGTACCCAGTGCCGCATCCATTCCAGGGGTGTGTAACCCACTTCCCGGCAGCGGGGCGTCGGCGTGGTTTCCTGCTGTCGCACTTCGATGCCGCACCGAAGCACCTCTTCCGGAGAGCCGACTACTTCCGGCACAGTCTTACTGTAGTTGTAGATTTCAAATGCACTGCTCCACACGTTCATGATTCGCCCCTTTCATCCTTGCCATTAGTCAGCCATCGTATCAGCTCTTTATACCGATTCCTGGCACGTTCGTATTCCGTTCTGGCGGCAACCAGTCTGCATTTTTCCTCTTCCACACGTCTTGCGGTCGGCAGCATGTCCTTGATGAGACAGATGCCGCCGATTGTCCACAGATCTGCGATGTCCTTCTTGCTCTCGACTGACGGATGATAGCAGTAGACGTAGTGGATGTCAGAAAACTCTTCTTCTGTGTACGGGCGGCTGGTCAGCCGGTCAAATTCGGATTGCAGCATGGGTTAGTCCTCCTTGTTTGTTATAACGTCGCAGTTTTGAATGACGACTATAAAATTTTTTAGTATCGCGCCTAGCACGGCTTCCATGGTGAATTCACCGGCGCTGCTTCTTGCGATTTCTTTCGCAACGTACACCACTCCTGCAAGTATACCGCGGATTGCATCACCACCATTAATGTTTTCCATCTTTGAATCGACAGAAATTTGATTGCTTTCGTCAATATCAACGGTGATTATCATTTGTTTCTTCTTTTCTTCCATCTGGCTTGTCCTTTCTGCCGCTTTTGCGGCCGGTGTCTTTGAATTCCCTGCACGGGTACAGTCTGCTCCGCTCCGGGCAGACGCTGTACCAGTAACAGGTTTTACAGGTGATTTTCATTGAATGACCTTCAGCGCCTTTCCGCTCCAGTCCTCGTCCGGAAATGCGAACTCGAACAGAGCCTGGGTAATATCTGCGGCCAGCTTCTTTTCCTCTTCCGGGGTGTGGTCTGGGATGCGCATATCCACGATGGCGGTTCGGGTTTTCATCACCACTCTCCGATATCCGTCACACTGTTCTTCTTTCAGCACTTCTCCATAGAATTTCATGTGATCAGCTCCTTTCTATTGATCTTATGCAGAATGCGGCTTGTCAGTTGTCATGCAGGACGCGCATTTCTGCGGTTATGCCGGTATTGTCGGCGCAATGCGTTTTGCTGCTGCGGCAATGGATGCCTGGTACAGTACCTGATCGGCTTCTTCCTTACTCAAACCACCTATGAGTTCAAGCAGTGTTGTCACCTCAGTGACGCCAGCATGGTACTTGTCGCATGCATCTTGCAGTGTCATGGTTGTGTCAAATGTAGTTGCCAT